TTAAATCTTGTGTTTTTGGCACCATTGCTCCACCTCCGTCAATGCCATGTGGCGCACTTGTTTGATTCCTTCAATTAATGCTATTGTGTAGAGCAGTGAGAGCGAGACTCGAAACCCACGTTGAGACTTAACCCTCTGCTGGTCTAGTCGGTGGAGTTCGCGTTCAAACTCCCATTTCCAGTCGGATGGAAAATGAAAACTTATGTGAGTTTTGTGTCTTTTAGTCGGCATTTGCCTGCGCCTTCATCTTCCAAGCTTGCCGTAGGCTGTGCCCCTCATCAGGACGCCGACCTCTCTGCGGGTTTCGGAAAGAATCTCGGCTAGGCGGGGCGGCTCAGCGATGAGTGTGAGCGATGTTTCAAACTCGCCCTCGTCGTCCAAGAAGTGGTCAACCGTCTGAATGCGATAGTCGGCGTCTATGCCCTCGTTTGGGCTGGTCACATGTATGGTTTCGCCTGCCACAATGCGGGGGTCGCCCAACACCGTAACCCGCAAAGATTCGGCTGGGTCCTTCTTATACTTTAGTTCGGCGTTGGCTAATTTGGCGCAGGCGTCGTCTGAAACCAGCGTCTCGTCGACTATGGCTAACTCACGCACACCGTACTTTGATTGGCTGCCAGAGTCTTCTGCGATTGCGCTCCATCGGCACTTGCTGAAATAGAGGTTGTCAATCCAGAAGGCGCCAGTTCCCACACCCGAAAAGTGAGCGTCAAATAACAGTTTCTTGATTTTTTCCCAGTTGAAGTTTGCGATGTTGCTGCCAAACCATTCATCTGCGTGCTCTGCTCCACACATGAAACTTTCAAAGTGCCACTGCTTGTTGTTGCTTATACGGTATTCTTTCGCCGCCCAGTTGCCGTTTACGTCCTCAAGAATGAGTGTCACCTCACCGCTGAAGGCTGACTCCTCCTTTATCTGAAAGTTGACGCTAGGGTAAGCGTTGGCGTTGATTTCCTTCCCATCGTTGAGGGTAAAAACCGCCCGCCCGTAATAGTCAGACGTGGTCGTGGCGTGCTTGATGCAATAGATGCCCACAATTTTTTCTGCATCGTCCAGCGAAACGCTTCCTGTGCCTGTTCCGCTGCTCCATGCCCCATCACTAGGCGTTAGGCTCTCGGTCCACGAGTCCTTGTCTAAAGGACAGGGCTTAGACGCTTCACCGTAAACGTAGATTTTGTTGCGCACCCGTTCGATAGCGGATTCATGCTCGCACAGAGTTATAATCCCATCTAAAACGACCGAGCTGGCGTACTTGCTCTTTGGAAAGAATTTGAGGTCGCCCTCCTCACACCTGAAATCGAAGCCAATCACGTTGCCGGCGCTTTTGGCGGTCTCAGCCACATACTCAACTATTTCCCATGCGGGCTTGTTCTCGTACTCCTCCTCCGCATAAATGCTGTTGGTGGTTTCGACGCCGACGCTGGTTAAAGGTGCGTAGTTGACGAGCACGTCCTTAACGATTTCCGACCCTTCTTTGTTCACGTACTTCTTTGTTACCAGTCGGTTGAAGAGTTCGCCGCCTAAGTCACGCCCCCTAAAGCGCAGAAAATGCTGTGGACCGCGCAGTGATGCCTCTGCCCGCTTGGCTACAGCGTCGATTCTGCCCTTAAACATCTTCACCCAAGACTCGCCCGTTCTTGACATGGCAACCTCAATCAAGTCGCCAGCCATGATTTGGTTCGTGTACTTGGCTTCATAGTTTTGGATTAGGCAGTTGACCGAACCCACTTCTTCTGTAACCGCTAAGTGAACGTTCAACTCAACCACGTCGAGGTCATCAGATGGCGTCAGCATGGTTTTCTCGCAAATCTTCACGTAGTCAAGCTTGACGGCGTTGCCAGCAACTCCCTCCACGGTTAAGACAACCTCGTCGATGTCGCCCAAGTAAGGCGGGTTTTCCACGCCGTCGTTCTGCAAGTCAACCGTTTTGATTCCCGTGTCCAAAAAGGTCTTTAGGGACTTTGTGACGCCAGCCAATTTAGCCTCAAACTTCCAAGAAGCACCTGTCAATTCGGTGCACTTTATTATAGCGTAACGATGCGTATCTGTGACAAAACTCCAGCTTTTCTTCATGGAAGCTGAAGAATATGATGCGCCGATGGTTAGGGTTCCAATTTTTCCATCTGTGGCTAATGTTCCCTGCGTCACAGTCCAACCGCTTGCGAACACGTCGTCAAAATGCTTGACACCTCGGAAGATGTCGACTCGGCACTGGGGATAGCCAAGGCTCACTACGAAAAACCTCCTAAGCGGAAGGAGCATGAACAAGGCGGCTTTGTGGAAGATCATGGGTCATCGCCGTTCACACAACCGCATTCAATAATAAGCGCCCCGCCTCATGATGCGCTCGTACTCCGCCTCTTCTCCTCGGCTTCTTCCAACCCTCTCCTGTCTAGACAGGGCAGTGTTGTACTCCTCCTGCGCTGACGCTGCATCCCTTGTCGCCGATGCCAGCCAAGCCATGTAGGCGGCGGCTGCCACAACCAAACCCACACCTAGGGTTAACAAAGCAATTTTCATGGCTAGGGCGGCGTTGAAAGCCCAAGTCACCTGAGCCGCGATGGTGGTTGCAATCGCGTAAACCTTCTGCGCCACTGCTACGCCCCAGCTTGACCTCAAGAAGATGCCCAAGGCAGTGACTACATAACTCATGCTGGCTAGCCAGCGTTCCTGCTCAGCCGTCAAGAAGCCAAACTGATGCCCTAAGACTGCGACCGCTCGGCTGGCTGCACCCAAACCAGCCATAACTGTTCCAGCGGTTCTAACCCTCTCAGCCATGGTTTCGGCGTCGGCGCTCACTCGTCCAAACTCGTTGCTGGCTCGGTTCACGGCGCGAATTACAACGCTTATCTCGTGAAAACTCATGGGCTAGCCTCCACAATGCTATCGTTGACCGTTTGAGCAACAATGTCAACAAATTGAGAACGATGCGCCTCCAAAGCCCGTGAGAGAAAAAGGCGACCTTGCATGAATCGGGTTCCAAACTCCACGTAGGCGGCATAAGGCGCCGAGGCTCCAACCTTCACCGTCCATTCGGCTACTTCTGTGAAAATCGTTGAGCGCAAAAAGCCCGTGCGAACGGGCGCGATGCGTTGAGCCGTCTCTCTTATTGACTCAGCCAATTCTTCGAGACGCTGCTGAACACGAGCCTTCATAGATGCGTCCACGCGTTCCATTTTCAACACAAACTCGTTTCGACCCTCAAACTCAACTTCCATCTCAACCGACATGTCGTGCGCCTCGCTTCGCCTTTTCAACTTCTTCCTCAGTCTGGCGGTCCATCTCGTTTAAGATGACGACAAACTCTTCGACGGTTTTTGCTGATTGACGATTCAGCTGCTCAGGCGTCCAACCGAACTCCTTGCAGAGGCGAAACCGTGTGAGGCTCGGATGCGCTCTGCCGCGTCTCATCACCCTCACGAGTTTTTTGCCTCCTCCGCTGACAGGCTGCATAGCCTATTAACGACTTTGCTGAACAGTTCGCCGAGTTCGATTGGGATGCCATTTTCTTCGTCGAGAAGTCTTTCCAACGTGATTGGCTTGGCTGCTGGTTGCTCCTTCAAGCTTGCCCAGATGGTCTCGGCTTGGATGGCTGGCAGGTCGCTGCTCACGATTTGACCCGTCACTGGGTGATACTGGGTGTATTTGGTGATGATTCGGCTACGTTTCATCCAAGTGATTTCCTTGAAAACATATCGTCCCGTGTATTCTTCACCCAAGCGCTTGTCCACTTCAACGGTTTCTGTTCTCATTTTGGCTGTGCACTCCTTTTTGGCTAAGATAGGACCAAGCCCTTGGCTTCCCACTCCAGCGCCTGAGCCACCGTGTCCTCAATTTTAGTGGGCAATCGGCTTGACCGCCACTTGCAACCCGTGAACGAGAAGCTGGTTCCGCCTATGCTGAAGAGCAATGTAAACTCCGCGTCGCCGAGTATGTCGTCTAGCTCTGTCTTAGACTCAAAGTCGGCTCGAACCGACCCTTGCAAAACCTCGTGGCGCTCGGGCAAACTCTTGATTAAATACGGTGTGGTTGCTCTTATCACCGGCTGCCTCTTGAGATTGTTAATTATTTCGAAGCTGAAGTCGCTGAAACGCGTGATTTCCACTCCAGCCTTGGTTATGGAGCAGTCGCTTCCAGTCAAAGGATTGGTGGAAGGCTCGGTTTCGTAGGTGGCTCCAATCTTGACTGTTCCAACCGCCACATCTTGCCCGATTAGGTCCAAGGTCACTTTGACCGGGTCTTCGATTGAAACCTCAACCTTAGCCCTGTCGACCTTGCATCCCTTGTGGTTTAGGCTGACGATTCCGCTGGTCTTTTCATAGTAGACCTCGACGCTTGTGGATTTCAG